GCTTTTTCTATCCCAGACTTGATTCCACCCTGTTCAGTTACTCCCGCACCCTTAGCTAATTTGAATGTGCCAAGTGTAGTCGCAAGGTCTATACCCTGAGAAGCAACCTGATTCAACATAGACGAGTATTCACCTTCATTAAATCCCATTTGCTTCATAACGTCTATATATGACTGTCCAAGTGTCTTACCGGATACCCAATTATTCTTCACACGATCTATGAAATCCAATTTAGTGCGCTCTTTATCTCCGCTTATCTTGTCCGCGCCATAATCCACTACAACACTTGCAACATATCCTAGTGAATTCATTATATTACCAAGTGTGCGTTCGTTCTCTTGAGTTAATTTAGCATAATCTCCAAGTCCAAGCATGGAACCTATACCTCCAAATCCACGTGCAACTTGTTTAACGAGAAAGGAAAATGGAGAGAATATTGTAGCTCCTAATTGTTCTGTGTATCTTGGTATATCCTCAACGGCTACTGTACCACCAATACGAGTAGCCTTAGGGTCTTCCGAATATTTCATTTCGGCAGGATCTGCTAGGCCCATATCTTGTACAGCAAAATCATAGGGTTTGAGGATTTCAGGTGTAGTATCTAACAAATCAGCAGGTATGTCGTTAGACGTGTCTAACAAATCGCTAGGTATATCACTAGACGTGTCTAGGAGGTCAGCAGGTATGTCATTGTTAGTATCTACCACTATTCCTCCTATTTCTTAAATTTTACACCTTGTTTCCTGGCTTCTTCTGCCGCTTTTGCACCATATTTAGCCTTCCATTCGGGCCAAGTAGGTGATTTAGTTGTTGGGTTTGATATACCGGGTTTCGATATTGCAACTCCACCCTTACTCTGTTTCTTTCCCGCCAACCAATCCCTGACCGGTTGCCATGAAGTTTCGTTTTCCTTAGCCAATTTCATCTGATCGGGAGTTAATACATCTTCCAACGGCCATGTAGGAACTGTATCACCATAGCCAAACCATTCTGTCTTGTTTTTAACAGAAGCCATATATGCGTCTTCTATAGTTGCGCCTGCACTTACTAATTCTTGGATATCAAGTGCCGCCTGCGCCTTCTTATCGCTCAATCCTTGTGTCTTGGGCCTATTAGCTATCTTTGTCTTGATGTTGAGTATATTCTGGGGCATTTTCTCTATTTCATCCTTACTCTTACTGCCTACTCCTTTGCTTCCTTCCTTCTGCATATAGGCGAGTACTCTTGCCGTTGCTATATTGGTATCTAGTTGGTCATTATCTACCCATTTCTTGTCCGGGTCCCAAGTTATCAAGTCCATACTAGAAGCATTACTCCCTAATTCTGCATTAAGTGCATCTATTTGTTCTTTTGCTTTTCCTACCGGTGTAGAATTGGCGTATCTTTTAGCTAACCTTGCATCTTGTTTCTCTTTTATCCCACTTAATTTTAATACATTGTTCTGCGCAGCTGCTATTGTATCTGATGCAGTTTTAAGTCCGGCATTACTAGCTTTAATCTGTAATGAAGATAATTTCAATACAGCATCGTTATAATCTATTTTGCCATTTGCTGTATCGTTAAGTATCTGTGTCGTTTCTGAGTTAAATGCCTGATGTAGTTTATAAAGTTTATCATTCTGCTCTTTCTCTTTAGCAATATTTCCCATCTGCTGAACTTTCTTGCCGGCTTCTCTAAATCCAGCACCTGGTACTTTGTAGTCTTCAGGTTGAAATGATTCCTTATTCTGTATCTGTTCAGTCTGTGTTGGCGCACCCATAGTATAATCTTGTATGAGACTATCTATAGGATTAACTGTACGAGTAGGATCAGGTATATTTGTATCTTGATCTATGAGTAAATCTGCCATACTTCCTCCTTATTCTTTATTGAATATTGTTCCTGCCTTTTTATCATAACCTGTAACTGTTTTAGTTTTAAATAAATCATTAATATTCCCACTTAATGCCGCTAAATCAGGAGATACATCGGAGAACGTAGAAAACCAATCCTTTTGTTGTGTTTGTGGATTACTTGCAACCGCTGCATTAGCTGAATTTAAAGCATTAACATCTAAATTAAGACCTAATTTATCTGCTTCATTACCCATATTATATACATCTTTGGCTTTATTTGTTAAATCTTCCTTCTGAGTATACAATCTATTGGCTTCTGTCTGTTTATACGCCTGCGCTGATTCCTGAGCCTTTGTAGATGCCTCATTTATCTTAGTTCCTTCTATTGTGGAACCAGCTACACCACGTTCATAAGCCCATTGACGTATTGCCGTCTGTGATGTTTCTTGGAAGTTACTTACTATCTGTTTCATAGCTAATCCAAGATCCGTAGGATTACCACTAGCATCAGTTTCAGCTAATCCCTGCTCAAATTGCTGATTAAGACGGTCTATAGTAGCCTGATAGGATTCCTGATTTGTTTTCTGTTTCTGTTCAGCAGTAAGTCTATCAGCTTCTAATTTAGTCTCAGCATCTTTCTGCTTTTGTGCGGCAATATTAGCAGGGTTATTAGGATGAACACGCCAAGATTCTGCTAGTTCTGCTTCATGCGATTTAGAAGCAGCAGAAGCCAAAGACAATACACCACTTATAATAGTTTCAATTCCCATATATACTACCTCTTGATAGGTTGTTCCACCTTATCGCTGGGTATCGCGGAGTTGGATTGCAACCTTTCATTTTTCAGTATTGCCATAACAACTATATCCGAATACGTACCATCTTCTTCTTTGATATATGACTTCAACACACCCTCTGTTTTAAATCCAACTTTCTTATCTATTCTATATGCAAGTCCATTATCTCTCTTAATGATAGTTTCAAGACGTTCTATATTAAGATTATTAAAACACCAGTCAATAAAACCTGTATAACAATCTTCTGTGTAGGTATAACGCGTCTCCAACTCTTTTACTAAATCTTTTAAAAAGACTTTGCTTATCATTCCATGAACATTTGCCCGATAAGGTAATATATTTGTAAGATACAAGAACCCTATAGGCCTTGAACCCTTACCTTGCTTAGTTGTAGCTAGCCATATCCTCATTATACCATTTTTAACTCTATCCCATATAATTTGTTTTAGTTCTTCAAGTTTAATTCCTTTAAATAATTCTATCTCGTGTTCGTTCTCTTGTATTAAGGTAACAAATAAATCAAGATCCTTAGGGTCTAAGGGGAACAAGATACATTTTTTTGTGAAAATAATGTTGTCCATTACTTCTGCCCTTCCCATTTTTCAAGGTATTGAATTGCTTGTTTCATTAAAAATATATTATCGTTGAATTGCCCTAACCCTGTATTACACTTATTGCAAAGTATTTCCCTTACTTTACCGGTTGCATGATCATGCATTATTTATCTCCGTCCGTAGAACCATAAAATAAAACTTGGCGCAGAAGCCCGCAGTTAGTAAATTGAAAATCCCAACTTCTTCCACGGTTACTGACAGGAATAAGATTGCTATAAAGTAAACCTTTAGTTCCACTTGAAGGTATTACAACTGCTGCCGTGCTTCTTGGAATACCCTTTTGATCTATATCGTATGTTATACTTCCATTAGTTACAGCCATGTCAACGCATAATCTTATATATTTTACTTTTTTAAAACTTGTGGAATTCCCGAAATAAAGTGTTGTCGGTCTTATTACATAAGATATAACCGTTCCGTTATCCGTTGTACCAGAAAACAACTGGTATATGTTGCCATCAGATGTTCCGAAATAAATTAACCCGTCTTGAGTTATTTCAAAACAGGTTACACTTACTGACGCGCCAAGTCCAAGAATATTATAGGTAGACCATACCTTGTCTCCAACACTATAAATGTAAAAACAAATGCCCTGATTTGCCGAGTCGTTGGCAAGAACCATTATCTGATTGCGTATCTTATCGTACTTAATGCTTATACGATCCGTATTAGTCGGGTATGCCGTTATTTTAGTGGACCAGACCGGGTCAACATCCTGTGATTTATTATTGAATACTATATCCCCTGATGTAAATGCGTTCTGCAATGATCTAATGCCGGAAAATGTAGGGAACCATATGTCCGCGCCGAATGAAAGTACACTGTCTGATAAACTTCCGACATCGTGTATGTGTTTTACCAGTTTAAAATCATTAGGATTAGTACCTGCATAGTAAATAAGAATATTGTTTTTAAACCAGAATATTATATAATCTCCCCAGCTTTTCACTCCCATAAAAGTATCTAGTATTGATAACTCTGTGGCAAAAGTTAGTGTTCCTGCGTCTGCTGCCGTTACATAATCAGTAGCATCTCCTGTTTTGCTGAAATACTCCATGAAACGGTAAACGTCATTATCAAAACCTCCAAGCCACATCTTTGAATGGTGGGTTTCGGCGAATTGGGGTATAAGTTTCAATGATAATCTAAACATTTTATTTGGATTAACTGATAATGCAAAAAATAAAAACATATCTGACATAATAAAATATGACTGAAACCCCTCTTCTCCTGTATTTAAAGTTTTAGTTGAAGTAGTGGTAAAATCGGAAAGAGTAAGTCGCACTATTTTATTTGGACTTGAAAGAATATAACATGCAATATATAAATAGGTATTTGTCGAATCTATTGCTAAACCACCAGCATATACCATGCCTTCGCCAGTTGCTAAAGTTTTAGTTGAAGTAGTAGAAAAATCTGCAAGAGTTAGTTTTACAACTTTTCCGGGATTTACTCCACAACCAATATACAAAAACGTATCTGTTGAATCTATTGCCAACCCATTTACAATATTCTCTCCCGCCGCAAGGGTTTTAGTTGAAGTAGTGGTAAAATCTGCAAGAGTTAAACGTACTATGTCTGCTGGTATTGCTCCATCTCCAATGTATAAATACGTATCTGTTGAATCTATTATTAATTTTGTTGGAAGTATTGCAATACTTTTAGTTGAAGTAGTGGTAAAATCTGCAAGAGTTAAACGTACTATTTTATTTGCACCAACGCCACATGCAATATACAAATAAGTGTCTGTTGAATCTATTGCTAAAGCGTTTGCATAAACTTCTCCCGCTGCTAATGTTTTTACTGAAGTAGTAGAAAAATCTGCAAGAGTTAAACGTACTATATTTATTAATCCACCACTAGATGCACTACGAGATATATACAAATAAGTGTCTGTTGAATCTATTGCTAAAGCACTCAATATAAATGTTCCGGTTGGTAATGTTGCGCTTCCAACTATGGTCATATCTTCAATTTTTATTTTAGTTACTAACCCGGGATTTGCAGTTCTCAAAACATATAAATAAGTCTTGGTTGAATCTATTATAGATGAAACAATTGCATTGTCTAACCCACTTAAAGTCGTATCTTCAACAGAACTAAAATCTAATGAAAATGAACTTGTTAAATCGCTTAAAGTCGTCTTGTTATATTTCTGTACCTGCAATGCCTTACTCGCAATTACAGCATTACTTACATTGCTTATCTTAAATTGCTTAACATTTATCTTCTGATTATTTAATAATCCAGACTTAATAGAAGTAAGCGTTACACATCCAGTCCCACTATCCGTATACCATTTATCACCAGATGCCACTATCATTGATTTACTTGCGTCATCCCATAATACTTCTTTGATACCGGTTATGGCCTGTCCTGTAGCGCTTCCAAGTACCTTGGTAGCACCGGTACGTTGAAACCATACTCCATCATTCTTATAATAATTAGAAATCAACTGACAGTACCCCGGATTAAGGGTTACTGTAGGATCTTCTATTTGTTTCATTCCGATTATCTCTGGAATTTTAGAAAGTAGTCGCGCCAAAATTACCTCCTATAAAATTATATCTACAGGTATTGTAAATTTCTCCGTACTATTCCATATGTCCTTCATCTCATTAATACCGCCTCTTATTTCCTTACCATTCAACATACCACCATATACCTTCACTCTGTAGGTATTAGCCTGAAGATCACCTTCAAAGTCCAATTGAAGCATTGCCGCATAATCAGTAAGCAATTCTTCAAACTGTTCAGGCAATAGTAAAGTAGCAGTAAATGTAGGCGTAGCACCAGAAGCCGTTGCAGTTGAAGAAGCAGATGCTGTACTTATGCCTGCTTCAAATTTCCAGTATCTAAAATAATAATTAGCACTATTCTGCGCCGTACCAGCATACTTATTAAACTGATAAAGATTGGCAAATTTAGTAAAATAATTAGGCCAACCAACTTCTGTTGCAGGGTCTATATATGGGTATGCATCTTCAAATTTATCAGCATCCAAGTAATTTATGGCTTTAGAACAATTAGCATTAGCTATTCGGAAACTGCC